CCACCCCAGCTAGTGTTGTTTACTGATGTAAAGTTGGAGCCAGCCGCCAAAAACCAATCAATCATAATTGCACTGGTGTTGTCATCTACGATTGCTGCAAGAGTGTTGCCAGCAAAGGTGATTTCTTTCTTTTCCCATGTGTCAGCGGTGTTGATTGTATAGGTTGAGCCAATGATGTCGTTGCCGTCTGTCTGATAAATTGCTACTGCAAAAGTGCCAGTCACCGACGACTTCACATAGAAACTAAGTGTTGTCGAAAGTGCATTAGATGTGCCGTACTTCAGATGTTGGAAATCTTGACCTTCGTAGCGATTGATAATGTAGTAACTTTCATCTGCTGCTATGGCGCTTTCAGCGGTTGTAGTTTGCACCTTCAAAGAATTGGCAAAGCCGGGTAGGTCAGTGACAGAATTTTGCGACATTGTTACTCGCAACTCATCCTCATTGCCAAAGATTAGAGCAAACCTATCAACGGTGTAATACCCAGAATCATGCAGGCCGGTGCTTGAGGTTCCGCGCTGGCTTATGTTCATGGACCCGTTGATGACCATGTTAGACCCACCAAGGCCACCGGCATCAGCCGAACCGGCGAGGTCTGCGAAATCTCTTGCTCTGCTCATGATCCGGCCTCCTCAACAAGCCATCAAGACGCACGGCACAAGATAGCTGCCGTCGCCGTATGTGTGTGAAACTGTGGTGCTAGTGACCTTCGCAATCGTCTTGCTGCGAACAATGTCATCGCCCTGCGACTTGGCAGTACCATCGCCAGCGCTCATCAGCAAGTCGCCTCGTGCCACTGTGGTGCCTTGTGCAATGCGGATGACCATATCTCCCGTCATTGCAATGTTCATGTCGTTGGCATAGTCCTCGTCGTCATCGTCCCAGTTTACAAAGACGCCAGCCACGTTTGCGTCACCTTCGACAGACGACACGGCCATACAGTTCAACTGCTCGTTGTCTTCATCATAAGCATCGGCAGCCGGTGTCTTTTCGTCGCCAACAGATACGCCGTCAGGCAGTTCATCATCTTCTGTGTAATATGTGGCTGCTTTTGCCTCGTGATGCCATACCGCCATCTGGTCAAGGTTGGTCATCACTGTGCCTTTGACGATGCTTGTGTCTTTTGTGTTATCAGAAAGCTGTGAATAACGAGAAAGATGACCACCATTGTATGAAACGGTTGTGCCGGATACGGATATTGTGCCTTCTAAAACTCCTTGTGCGCGGAAAACAATAAGATCACCGTCGTTAGTTTGTCTATTCATACCAAGAGGAGCGCCGCCGTCCCTGCGAATTCCGACCGCCCCAAGAACAACCAGCGACTCCCCGCCTGTTGAAACAACATTCGCATCAGTTGGGTCAATATTTATACCGACCCTATTATCGCCGCCATTTACCGTCAGCATATGGCTTGCACTGCTGGACTCGACACGGAAGTCCAAGTCTTGTGCGCTTTGGTTTATTACAGTTCCATCGTAATCAATATCTATGCGGCTGCGGTCAGTGCCGCTGACCATTGTTCTTATGTCCAATCTCCCTTGTTCTGCACCTGATGCTGCACCGGAAGAAGCGGCAATAGTCGCCTCAAATTTAATATACTCATGCTGTGCGCCAGCATCGTTTTCACCATCCCAGCGTATAAATCCTAGAGCATCACTGTTAGCAGGGCTGGCAGAGTTACGATAGAGCAACAACTCAGGGCCACGAGAAGCATCTGCATCTGTGGACACAAGCGTGAGTTGTGGGTCATTGTCGGCAGTGGTAATTGTGCAGCCGTCTGTTGCGGTGAAGCCGCCTGCAATCGCAGTTACGCCAGTACCGTTAGGGTCGATGTTCACGTTGCCGTTCGTATCGATGCTGCTGATGGTGTTGCCGTCGATGCGTATGTTGTCGGCATTGAGTTGCGGCACAGTCACTGCACCAGCAAACGTGCCGCCGTTGGTCTTGCTCACCATGTCAGCAGTCGTGAATGACTTAAAGGCATAGATGTTCACAAGATCATTGGTAGCAGCGCCAGAAGCCAGCACAACCGATGTGCCGTTGCTGGCTGTGAAGTCAGACGGGTCAAGGATGACGCCGTTCATCACGACTTGCAGATTGTCTGCCGTATAGGACAGAGTTGCGCTGTTGTCGTCTGAACCGCTGAATGTCGTTTGACCTGATGTGGCTGTGTACTCGTACAGGATCAAACTGACATTGCCAGCAGATGTGGCGGCAATCCAGTTGGCTCCGTCGTAAACACGCATCTCGTTTGCGGTGCTGTTGAAGTACAGCGCACCGGCTACCAGGGCATCACCGTCATTATCGACTGTCGGATTGCTCGTCTGGCTGCCGAGATAGGTGTCATCAAAGTTATCGAAAGCAGATGCCGCAGATGCAGCACTAGCTGCCGCCGCAGTCTGTGATGCAGCCGCAGCCGTGGCTGATGACGCCGCCGCTGTCGCAGAAGCCGCACTATTTGTCTCAGAAGTCGAGGCATTGCTGGCAGAAGTCGCCGCTTCGGCAGCTTTTGTGGTCGATGTCGCAGCAGATGTCGAGGCAGAAGATGCACTTGATGCCGCCGCCGTCTGGCTGGCCGCACTAGCCGCCTGACTGGCGGCACTAGCAGTCTCGCTGGCCGCACTAGCCGTCTGAGATGCAGCGGCAGCGGCGGCACTGGTCGATGCTTCTGCGGCTTTTGTCGTCGCCGTGGTGGCGCTACCAGACGCAGATGTGGCACTGGAAGCGGCAGCGGTGGCGCTTGCAGCCGCTTCATTAGCCTTGGTCTGCGCGTTTGCAACCGCATCAATGGCAGGGCCGGCCTCTGGGTTGCCGGTGGTTGCGTTGAATTGCAGGGTCTTGCCCTTGCGGGTGTCCTTGGCCGGCAGCGTCATGTCCAGGCTGCCGCCATCATCCACATGCGCTGGGTCATAGACCGGCGCTTGCATGCTGCGCTTCTGTTCTTCTGCCACCTGCTGGTCAAAGATGGTCAGGCTGTCGAGCTGCTGATTCAAGCTGGACGCCAGCAAGTCGCCGGCTGTCACAAAGTCAGTGACCCGTTCAATGTCACGCGCACCCAGGATGATGATGGTGTCGTTGGCATCAGGCGTTGCTGGTATGTTGCCGCCCACGTTGACAACGACGGTAACAGAGCCGGTGCCGTTGGCGTTGATGGTGACAGAGTAGTCTGTGGTCTTGGTCAGCTTGGTGGTGTTGAAGTAGATTGCCAGATCGTCATCGTCTAGCACCTCAAAGGTGAAAGCATACGGCCCCAAGCCGGCAGAGCCGGTGAAGACGACGCGGCGCGTCACTGCGTTGATATTGTAGTCAGCCATTGCACATCATCCTTTGTGTCGCATTGTACCTTATTTCACCAAATTTTGTAAGCTGGGTTCTGGTGCTGACAGGCGCGGGTACTTCTTCTTGTTCTTAGCTGCTGCCAACTTTTCAGCGAACTCTGGGAACTCAATGACATCATCATCCAGCCCATAATTAGACATATCTTCCGGCACAAGCGAATACTCATACATTCCAGGATTCATCATGTCTTCATCAATGGCACCAAACATACGAACCTTTGCCAGCTTGCGGTACTGCGCCACGATGTTGTTGACAAGGTTGCGCGCTTGACCAATAGGGAACTCTTCGCCAGTCATCTCATAGTCTTCCATCATCTCTGACATAGACATCTTGATGTTTTCTTTGAGGGTCAAGCCGTCAATCGTAATGACCTGGCCGTATAGCTCCTTGAACCTGTTTTCAATTTTAGGCGGGATCTTGATGCCATCAAATGCGCGAGGCGCTTGCGGCATATTGTGCTGGATTGCATCCAAGAACTCCAGCACATCGTCCTTTTCGCCAAAGGTCATGGCCAGCGGTTGCCAGGCTGTGGCCTGGTTTGTGCCTATCTCTTCGCCCCAGTCATTTAGCTTGGGCAGAACGTCGCGTGAATAGATGGGGATGCGAGAGCGCCATCTATTCATGGCCTCGCCAAAACCTACCATTGAATCAGGGTAGTCCTCACCGACGCCGACATTGCTAATCGTCGGGTCAATGGCTCTCTCAATGCGCGCCACCAGTGTGCTGTTGCTCATGCCTACAACTGGTGTGCCAGAAATGTAGAAGCTGGTGTAACGCTTCTGGATGGCATTGAAGATAGACACGAGCCTGTCACCGCCATCAGTTTGTTTATGGCCGGCAATCGACATCAACTCAGAGAAGGTCTGCATAGTCGGGATTGATGTGGCGAACTCAGATGTGCCTGCCATGCCTGCGCTGAACGCAATATCAAACATGGTGTTGTCAGGGTCGTATTCTTTGTACTTGGCAGCATCAGCAATAGCAGAACCAATCAAAAGAGGCATGTTGGCTGGCTCCAACCTGTTCAGCGGAATGAACCAGCTATCGTCAAAATCTTTGCCCGTGCCTTCCACAATGCCTTCGGGGCCGAGAAGGTCCATCAGCCTTTTGACATTCTCAGAGCTGATTTCATCCTTGCCAATACGCAGCGAAAACTCTTGCCAGCCTCTGGCCTTCAGGTCATTGCGCTGACCAGTGTCTGTCGGCCCAGCGCCAGTGACACGGCCACGCCCTGCAAGATCATAGCCGACATACAACATGGCACCACCTAAAGCCATCTTGCTCAAAGCCAGGTCACGATGCCGGCCACCCTTCTGCCAGTCACTCCAGAAGCGCGGCGACAGGACTGCCGCCGGCCCCATCCTAGACATGCCCTCATTGGCAATGTTGGTCAGCGTCTTTGAGAATGGCGCAAGTGGCTTTACATACCACTGGTTCATCAACTTGTTTGCGCCGCCGTAAATGCCTGCCAGCGGCAGCTCTTTGTCCAGGTCATCTTGCAATGTAGATTGCCTGCGCCAAGCCAGCATGGACGCCTCAACATCGTCTGGTCTTTCAGTCAGCAGCTTTTGTACAGCGCGCTGTCCGGCTTCTACAGCCTGCATGTGCGCTGTCTTTTCTTCTGCGCCTCTGGCCATAAGATCTGCAAAGGTGCTGTCATACACCCTGCCGCCAAGCCTGGCGGCTTCCTCATGCAACTGCACACGCTGCGAGATGCCGGCAAAGAACTCATCAGCAGCACCAAGCGCCCTAAACGGCACAGAGTAGACCAAGCCCATCATGTTAAAGGCTTTGCCCAGGGGCGAAGCTGTCAAATCTGGCAGCTCGCGGATCTTCTTGGTAAACGGTATTTTATACGGTGCGCCTGCCCAGTACGCTGCGCGCAGCGGGTCACGCGGCGCGTCCTTGGCTGCGCCACCTTCCATAAACTTGCGGCCCATCATAGTGAAGCCATCAACCAGGCCATTGCGCAAACCAGACAGCCGAGCATAGATATCAGTGGCGTAATACTGATCAGGGTTTGGCTTGCCCACCAACGCCTCTAAACGCTGACGCAGCGGCGTCATAGCCACAGCAAACATGCGTTCTGGCACATCCAAGAACTGCATCAAGGCGTTGCCGGCAGCATTGTAGAAGTGTGTCACAGGGTCATTCAGCATGACCGACTGCGCCATATAGACCATAGATTCATATGACTTGCGCTTGACGCCGTTACGCAGCAGAGCATTGCGCGCCGCAGGGCTGTTGGTGTTGTTATATGCCTCTGCCATAATACGCAACTGATCATCGCCACCCAGTGCATCCAGAGCCGCGCGCACCTCGTTGATGCTCAGATTGCTGCCACGGTCTTTGGTGTTCTTGAAGACATTCATTGACCTGGCCACATCTGTCTTTGCGCCTGACAACTCAGCAAGAATCACATCGTGCTGCGCGATTGCCTCTCGCAGCTCTAGCTTGCCAGCATCGTCTAGCTCACCACGGCCAGCCAGACGCATCAGCTCATCGACCTTGCTGGCGCTGACATCGTGCAACACCATGAGGCCAGCCATGTACTCAGCTAGCTGACTGCCGCCCACAGCGGTGGTCTTTTCTACGCCAGAAAAAATGCCGTTCAGGTTTTCTTCTGGAATGCCGGCTTCCATAGCGCGGTCATAGATCTGCGCCACAGTCATAGGTTTGTTGGCAGCAACACCCTCTTGGTCAGCGACCTTGGCAGCAGCCTGCACTGTGGCGGCTAGCGTGTCGCTGTCATAGAAGGTGGTGTTGACCGGCCCTTCAGCAATGCCGGCTTCCTTCTGTGTGCGTGACGGCGATGGCGCTTCACGCGCTGTGCCTATCTCTGCCTCAGTAGCTATGATGCGCGCGTCTACTTCTGCTTCAGTCACAGGCTCTGGTGCCACAGGCTGTGGCGGCACTTCCACCTCTGGCTCTGGCGCTAGTTCAATGCGGGGGCCGAGCGGCATCTCCTCAACAGCCGGAGGGTCAATAGCCTCAACCCTTGTGCTGCGCGGTGAAACCCGCGCACCAGGCTTGGTCAGCGGTTCAATGAGCTGACCAGTTATGCCTCTGGCTGTTTTAGAAACAATAGACATTGCCTATCCCTCTGCTTGATCTACCTCGTCTGGCTCTGCCTGCATAGGCATTTGCTCACGAGTGTCATACAACGCCGTTACCAGCGCCATGACATCATTTGATTTCTGTTCCTGCGGCTCGGATGAGTTCGTCGAGTTTTCCACGGTTTACTCCTTCAAAATCGTACCACGGTATGCTGCCACCCTCGAAAGGCTCTACAGATCCTTTGCCGGCCTTTGTCCTTGGGAAGTCAGGCGGGATGACCTCAGAGTTTTTGGCAAGTGCTTTGTCCAAAGTATCATCCAGTTGTTGTTTTGTGAATGAATAAGGGGTGCCATCGCTAGCTTCATAAATGTAACGATTAGACCCATCTGGCAGTTTTTCGTACTTGGCCCCAGAATACTTTGATTTGAATCTACCTTCCATCACAGGAACATTGGCCACTGGTGTGGCATCACCCGCTGATGTCCGCACAACGGTCTCCAGCGTTGGGTGCGACACAATCTGACCAGAAGACCTAACCCAGCTTTCCCAGTGATACCGGCCTACGGTGCCAGCCTCTGTGCGTCCTGCCATCTTGTACAGCTCTGGCACTCTGGTCATCAGTGACCGCTCCAGCGCCTCATACTGAGCCAGACCCTGTGATGTGTCAAACTGCTGCATGATGTCGTCATAGATCTTCTCACCGCCGCCCCACATCTGGTTGATCTGGATTCGGTCAAGAACCACAACATCGTTGCGGCCCGACACTAGCAATGCGAATGACAGGATCTTGTTCTTGATGCCGGTGTCTTGTGCGATGCCATAGTATTCACGCCTGATCTCTCTACTGGCCATATCCTGATTTGCAATCATCTCATGCAACCTAGCCAGGCCAGACTTACCTGACGCATCCGGCACTGCCATCTTCTTCAAGAACACCTTGCCAAAGTCATTTGCATTGGATGTTGCAGACTTGCCTGGGCTACCGGCAGGGATCGTGGTTTTGACCATGTTTAGCCAGCCAGCAGTGTCTGCATCAGACCACTCGCCACGCGCAGCCTTCTGAATAAAAGGCATAGCCTTCTCGGCCAGGTCTTTGTATCCGCTTTCATGCGGGAATGCAGACAGACGCCTGGACAAGATAGACCACAGCATGAGCTGACCCGTCAGCTCTGGGCCAGCACCGGCAGCATACGCGCCCTTGAATCTGTTCTGAACAGCCAACCCATCGTTGGCTGCTTTGATCTGGGCCGGCGTCAACTGCTTAAACCAATCCGACCATTTGTTCATGTCATTAGCATGCTCAATCATCCAGACTGGCGGCGCAGGCACATCCTGCCGGTTTAATGCCCTAGACATCATGTCCACATATCCCTGCGTCGATGCCAGTGGATCGGGAAACTCTAAGTCAATTTCATCAAGCCTTGCCGTCTGCGCCGTAAAATTGTTTGGCGTCATAGCCGCAGCAATAAAAGATTCATTCTTGCGCTGCAACTGCACCGGCTCAAATGATGGGTTGTTGACTGTATACTGGCCAGGCACACCAATGACTGGGGCGTCAGTCTCTACCCTTGATGTAAAGACAGGCTCTGCTGAAACCATCTTGCCGGCAGCAGCCAGTGCTGGGTCAATCACTTCCATAGGATCTACGCCAGACATCAAGCGGTCTTGCATTGGCCCACGTTCTGCTATACGCGCCTCTGCTGATTCACCCAGAGATGAAATTGCGGAACGAACAGCAGGGCCACCAACTTCAACAGTTTTCTGCACACCTTTTGTAATTCCTGCACCAGCCGCAGCGCCTATGCCTGTGGACGCAAGGGTTCGCATGACAGCCTCACCCAAAGATGGTGGCGCGCCAGCAGCAGTCTCTAATATCATGTTGCCGGCTTCATAGATGTTTGCATATGCAGCACCAGCACCAGCCCCAGATACAACTGGCGCGCGCTTGGCAAGCTCAGTCGTATAGCCAGCAGTCTTTGCTGCCAGCATCAGCATTTGCCTGGCCGTCATGCTGCTTGTCTTTAATGCTGCTGCTTTGATGACCGGAGCAGCAAAGCCACCTACCACAGTGGCATACGTTTCTGGCGCACCAAACAATGCGCGGAACGACCTTTTGATGGTTGCGCCTTCTGTCTTGGTGTCAGCATATGTGTTCAACATAAACAGAAAATCATTGGCATTGTTTTCTTTGGTGACTAGGTTGCCATCCAAATCTGTATAGCCGCCACTGTTCACGATGTTGTACACCTGACCAACCATACCAGGCGAACTAATGCCTGATTCACCAGGGAAGCCAGCAACGCCTGTCACGTTCCAATTAAACTCGCCCATTAGATCCATGCCATAAGCAGCCGCCTGCTTATCAGAGCCAATGAACTCATAGCCCTCCATGACACGGTGCATGCGCTTTGATACCTCAATCCAATCAGGCATCATGGTAAGCTGCTCTTCACTAAACTTGGGCTTTTTTGGCGCGTCGCGTCGAGCCTTTCTAGCGCCGCGAAGTGAATCGTCAATTTCATCTTCATCCGCTACCGCATCAGAAGACGCAGGTATGCCGAGCTTCATAAAAGTGTTTTGGTCTGCTTGCTGATTGTACATCTCAGCAAGCTCATCCATCACTCTGTCTTCAAGAAAGCCGCTCACATCAATTCATCCCGCAGTGTTTGGTTTCGCTCAATACTCAACAGCTTTGCCTTGATGAACTCAATGTCAGGATCTGACAAGTTAAGCGCGGCCTGGTTGTCGATGATCTCTTCAATGGTCGTGTACTCGCCAATATCAATATAGGGATAATTCTCTGCCAAAGCACTCAAGAGGCGGTCAATGTTTTCCTGGTACTCGCTGCCAGCCAGCTCCAGTCTGTAATCCCGCGCAATGACAGACCTGACCGGACGATCACCAGTCATGCCGCCATCTTCCCAGTCTTCCATTGCGGCGCTAAATCTTCTATCGACATTCGCGATAAAGCTATTTACGGCTTTGGCTTGTTTTACCTCAACATTGATCATGCCGGTGACAAGACCAGTGTGGCGACGCGCCTCTGCCTCAACCTTGGAAAACTCTTCTTTGTTTGCAGCCTCAAGCCTTGGTGCCAAGGACAAGATCTGCTTTGGCCCAACATCAAGTTTCTGGCCTTCAGCAAAAAGAGTAAGGTGGTCTGTGATCTGGCCTTGAGCAATCATTGTGCGTAGAGCAAAAACACCAGTTGGATTGTCAGGCTCATAGTATGCAGGCTGATTAACTTGTTCCTTTGTCTTGAACAGCGCAATGATGCCCTGACCATCAATCACTTCTGGATACATCGTAGCGGTTTCTGTAAGAGCTGCGACTGCCTCTTTTTCATCATCGCTGCCACCAGGCGCGTTGACAAAGTCAATCACATTGCTGACGGTATCTTGTTTAGCCACCAACACATTTTCTTTGCGCGTCTGGTCATCTGCGCCTTGCCTAAAGGAAATCTCATCACGAATCTGTTTGCGCAAAACAATCTTCTGCGCATCGTCTAGCGTGTTGTAGAGCGCAGTCTTGTCGCCAAAGTCGCCACGCCGCAACGCGGATAACCTTTGCTCTGCCGGCAGCTCAATAGCATAGTTTGCAAGCACATTGACCTTGGCTGTGGCAATCATGGCAGGGAACTTGCCTGATTGCTCTGTGAAAAAAGCGGCATCATTTGTGGACAATAATTGATCAGCAACAGAGTTGACTGCTATGACCGCCTCGCTTTCACTAGCCAGCAGATCGCTGCCAATAGTGACAGCACCTTTATCCTGGGTGAAGATGTCTTCCAAGGCATCTGGCAGCGCCGACATGGTTGCTTCGGCGTTTGCCATTTTGATTGCTTGGTTGAGCTTGATCTGCCGCTCTAGCCCCTTCTGGTACACTGGAGCCGACAGCGTCGCTATCGTTGCATTAAATGAACTTGCCACCTTTGGGTCAAGCGCAGCAATCAAATCTGTGTAGCCGGCAGACATGCCAGTGATCTCGCGCATCTCAGCGTTGATGTCGAGATCTTCACCACCTTCAATCCTTGCGCTAAGATTAGCCAGGCTGGACCTAGTCGTGGCAGTCAATTCTGTGCTGAGTTTTTGCGCAGTAGTAGCCACCGACACAGACCCAAAGACTGTTGTCGGGTCGCCAAGTATTTGATCAACAGACTGGCCACCGGCAAGCGCCGCCTCTAGCTGCTCTGCCGTGATGTCTTGGTCATATGCAAACTGTGCCGCCTCTACTTTGGTGCGCGCCTCTTCTCGACCAGCAACATACCGCGACATCACATCCAAGCCGCGCGACATACTTTCAAAAACGCCAGCCTGCGCCCTGCCAGTAGCCGTGAAGTCAACACTAGGTATCGACGGTATCGAAGCACCTAGTGGACGGTATCTTGGTCGTTCTGCCATTAGCCTGTTACCGTTGTTTGCAAGCTAGGCTCCAGCGGTGCCTTTGGAGCCGCGCCTAGTGATTTGTTGAACGCATACGCCTGGCCGAATGCAGCGGCAGCATTGAACACACCTGACATCATTGTGGCGCTAGCCTGCGCCTCATACTGATCTGCCTGCAACACACCAGAACGCAGCGCAATTATAGCGCCTTCATCAGACAAAAACTTTTCTTCGGCCCCTTTGGCCTCGGCAAATATAGACAAGGTTCTGGCACTGCCACTGAAGGGGTCAATGCCACCTGCGCCAGCCCTGGCAATGATTGCCGCATCTGTGGCCAAGATGTTGTCCAGCACCTTGACGCCCTGCGCCTTGTACTTGAGGGCGTCAGTGCGCGCTTGGGTGCGCACCTGGGTTGCTTGCGCAGCAAGCCCACGCGCCGTCGCCTGCGCTGCTTTCAGCGCCGCAAAGGCTTGCAGTCCAGCTATTGCATACATGCTCATGTCATTGCCCCGCGCTCACTTTGTAATCAATACCCAGCAGCGTCATCTTCAATGGCACTGTCTGGCCAATGGTGATCTGCCCGTCATAAGTATAACCTAAAATGCCGTGCTGCGTCTTGATGCCTGTAAACTCTTCCACAGAGCTGTCCAGGACGCTTGCGCCAAAGTTTCTAAACGGCACCAGCTTGCCATTGATCGTCAGCGCCTGTGTCTCAAACAGCTCGGCGTTGACCTCAAAGATACGCTTCTTGAAGCCTTTCAGAGACCCGCTGGCGAGGTTTGGCTCCACCGGCAGGGTCTTGATCTCTGGCGTAAAGTTAAGGCCCACCTGGTGGCTGCTAGTGGCCGCTGTGGCAAACGTGACAGTGTGCGGCGATGCCGGCACAGTCTGGTCAGGCTCAATGACGCCGTCGCGTATGATCTTGACGCTCTCGCCATTGAGGTGCGCCATCGTCACAGAGCTGGCAGCGCCGCCAGTCTTGGCGCTGTCTAGCAGCACATTAGCGTCGAACAGCTCCACATAGTACGCCGCCGCGCTGTTGATGGTGCGCTTGACTACTACATAGATGTCATCGACATCGACGCCAATGTTCAGGAACTCACCGTCCGTAGTCCACTCAGACGGCGCAATCACGTTCTGGCTTCGTAACAAAGTGTAACAAGCAATGCTGCCGTCTGTGCCGTTGACGATCATCAGACGGTCACCCTCATCTGTTGATGTGGCAACACGCACCGCCATTTCTTCTGGAGACTTCAACAGATGTGATGACAGCAACGATATCTTGGCCGAGGTGTAAGCCTGCACACTGTCACTAAAGACGAACTCTTGCAGCGCCTTACCCTGGCGCTGGATGAACAGCGTTGACCCGTCCACGTTCTGCAACCGAATGCCAGGCTTCATGCCAAAGGCAGTCTGCTGCTTCACAATCAGATTGCTTGGCGTGATCGGCTCATCCAAAGTCTGCGGCACAAAGAACTCAGCGCCACTGGTAAAGACCTGCAAGTTGCGGCCTGAGAAGATATCGACAATGGCATTGAAGGTGCCGGTGTCCAGCGTCGCCTCAACGCCATCATCAGCCAAAGCCTCGCCTGGGTTGAAGTTGAAGAAGTCAGAAACCCGCGAACCAAACAGTGTCGATGGCCGGCTCTTAGTGCCGCCAAAGAACAGACGCCCCTCATGGAATGTCACGCTGCGCGGATAGCCGCGCGTGGCAGACCACACATCCTCATAGCCATGCTCACTGTTCCAGTCGCCGGCAACAATCGCGTCGGTGTCGAAGAAAGGCACATCAACAAATGCCTTCATCACAGTATCACTGACGAACTCCACATAACGCGCACGACCAAACCCAGTGGCAACTGATGCGTAATCTCCAACCGCCGCAGAGTTAAATGCCTTGATGGCATAGTGTGTCGTGGCATCAGGTTGTGTTGTCCAGGCTGTGTTGACAGTCGCAACCTTAGTTGACCCCACATAGTCCTCAATGTGGCGCTTCTGGCCAGAGCCTGTGCCGCTGGTCAATTCAATGTACATGCCGTTGGGCTGATCATCGACAGTGAAGCTGGACGACGATTTAAGCGTGATGGTGTCTGTGCCGCCGGCTTGCGCCGTACCCGTGTCAGTCGTTACTGAAGACGCGGTGATAGTAATGTTGCCGCTGACAGCAGACGGCGTGATCGTAAACTGTGGGCTGTGGACATCCACAACAAAAGTAAACTGAGGAATGTGGTCAAAGGCAATCGCGCTTGCAGTCCATGAGCTGTCAGTAGCGCCTCGCACAATCTTGGTTGGCGGCAGATCCTCATGCACGACAATGACAGTGTCAGCAGATTGCACCCAGTTCATCTCAGGCAGGATGGAAGCAGTCAAGCTGGCAACAGTCAGAAAGTCACTGCCGCTGCCATTGATGTTGGTGACTTGCGCGCCGTTCTTGAAGACGTACATTTTGCCAGGTGTGAAGACCAGCATGTAGCTGTCATTGATGCTGAACTCAAAGCTGACCATGCGCACAGCATTAGCTGCACCGCTGTCTAGCGTGGCAACATACTTGGTGCCGTCACGGCGCTTGGCACCGCCCTGGGGCTGAATGCTGACATTTTTGGCTGTGGTCAAGCCAGACTTATACTGCGCAATGTCAGTGCGCGCTCTCAGCTTCGGATCTAGCTCACCGCTGGTGAAGTCATTCTGGATCTGAATGATGCGGCTCATGCTAGTACCTTATGTCACTAATCGGAAACTCTTGAATGTTTTGTGAAGGCTGGCTTGCGCCATCGATGTTGATGGCAACACGCATCAAGCCGCCGCGCATGTTCTCAACCGGCGACCCGTATGCCTTGCCGTGATAATACTCAGCCTTGCTGATCTGATCGGTAATCGGCTCTGCGAACTCAGCAGCCAGCGCCGTCTTCAGCAGGCGCACAAAATATGGGGGGAAGATGGCCGGCTCTGGCCGGAACTGGTAGTCAATCCAGACATCCTCCAGATTCGTGAACAAGCCACCAGAGTAGATCTCAAAGTCGCGCACAGGGTTGCCGCCAACAGCACTGGTGTTGAACACAGCGCGCGGGTTGCCCAGAATGTCGCCTGGCAGTTGGTACTTGTATTTCCATTCATTAATAGGGGCATCAACAAGGCGCGCCAACTTCACCTTCTTCAGCGTCCAACTGAATGGATACTGCATCAGGATTGTGTCACGCACATCATCATAGAGGCGGTCACCGACCTGGGCCTCATCTGTGCCATCCGCAAATGAAGAAAGGGGGGAAGCCCCCAGCATGATCAGCGCATCTGAAACGATAGATAGTTTGGTATCACCCGCCGCCATAGCGCCACTCCATAAAAGAGAAGGGGGGCCGGCGAACCGGCCCCACCAGTTTAGTCGCTGTCAGTCATGGCGACGGTAGTACCGTCGGTGACATCGACAACACCTGAAGCATTCGACGCGACCATCACGATGGACAAGGTCGGCGTATTTGAATCATGCACAAAGATGATGTCTCCAACTGCCAAGGTGTCAGACAGGTCATTAAAGTAACCAGCCGTGTTCACAGTCGCAATCGCGTCAGCCGAAGTGTAGGTGTAGAGCGAAGGGGCGTTGCCCTTTTTCGCTGCACCAATGACGTTGACGCCAGAAGAAGCAAAAGCCATTTGTCAGTCTCCTCTCTACTCGGTTGCTGAGATCTTGACGATGCCTTCATCGTCAATGGCAACGGCACCAGCCGAGAACATCGAAGACACAAGGAACGAAGTTTTCTCTGCAACGTAGTTGATCTCAGAACGCTGGTTCATGCTGATGCCCATGCCGATTGCATCGCGGTGGAACGCGAAGCAAGTGCGGGTTGATGGGAGCGGCAGACCACCCTCATCGCGGTCACCCAGAGTGATGAACTTGAAGCCCAGGAACGTATCCAGCTCACCGGTAGAAAGAGCCTTGACCGTGGCAAAATCGCTGCTGGTCAGCTCAGTCTCGTCGAGCAGAGCAGACAGACCGTTTGCATGGATAATCATGCAGCGACCCTCTGCCGGCACGTTCTTGGTGTCCAGAGCCTTCTTAGCTGCAAGCAGCTTGGCAAGGTTCATGTTGGTGCCGGAACCGCCAACCGTTGTTGCAACGGTAGATGGCGACGACGCAGCGTTCAGCGCGTCAATGACAAGCTGATCCATGCGACGACCAATAGCACCACCAACGACCTGCACCAGCTCTTGGCGCTCATCGAAGTTGACTTTGGACTGCTGGAAGATATCGCTGTATTCGCTAGCGATGAAATCCGACATTGTTGCAGTAACCTGCGAATAGGTCACGTTGAGAGGGGTAACGTCAGTTTGAGGAACCCGCACGGTGGCAACGCCTTTACCGATCTTCGGGAACTTCACCTGGTTGCCTTCGACGTTTGTCCGCTCACGAGTTACGCCGGCAAGAGCGCGCGCGCCCTGGTATGCCTGCTTCACCTCGGCATCGAACAGTTGTACGAAAGCGGAAGAAATGCCTACAGCCATTTCTAACTCCTATACAAAAGTTAACACTGAATCGCCTAGCAGGTATCCTATCGGGCTGCGGCTTGGGCATGTACGCCACGCCCCCAAGCGGGGTTGACAGGTCGAAGACGATTGTCTGTCGGGCAAAGTATATGAAAAAAAACGAGGACTGTAAACAGCCCTCGCTTATTGGTTACACGGGACTGTAGTCTGATGTTCCATAGACTTGCTCAAAAGCCTTCTCGACCTTGGCACGATAGCCTGGGTCACTCTTGTACTCAGGCTTGCCGACCATAGCCATCAGCTCTTCCTTGGATGGCGCACCGTCTACAGGCCCGACATCAACAGGGATAGGCCTGTCGCCATAGTAGCTGCGCACCTTCTGCAATGCGCGCATGCCCTGTGCTGTGCCGCCCATGATCTTGAACTCTTCAAAATCATCTTGGCCCCACACGCCCTTGTTAACCAGGCTCTGCGCCCAGGTCGTCATGGACTTGATGGTGGCATCGGCATTCGGCCCTAGCTTCTCGTACTCTTCTTTGTGCGAGATAGCAGCTTGCTCACTCTCGTTGCCGGCCATCTCAATGAACTTGCCAGCCAGCTCGTTGAACGCAGCCTGACTGACGCCATTATTTTTTGCCCAGTCACGATAGGTCGCATACAGCTCATCGTCCTCTGGAATGCCAGCATCAGTAAAGATAGACTGATCATACTCATCTGGAACTTTATGTTGGCCTTGCGAGAACTTCTTCTGAAGCTCGTTGTAAGACTTGACCAGGTTCTCAAGATCCGGCCCATCGCTCTCGTCCCAAAACTTGTCGGGATACCAGTCTGGCCTTTCAAATGCGATGTCCTCTTGCTCTGTTGCCAGAGTAACATCATCAAGCGATGGCTCGGTGTCTGGTTGCAGGTGTGAAATAGACTGCTCTTCGGCTTGCTCTTGGTTGTCGTCACTCTGTGGTTGAGCATCGGCCAACAGCCCCTCAGTTTCGTTCATAGCTCTCTTGCCCTTTTCATGCGCCGCTCAATTTCTCTGACCAGACTATTCTGGCCCTCACGAGCAAAACCGTGACTGGCGTCCTCACCAGGATACCAGGTCGGCTGCTCTATCGTCAGTGATCGCAAATGGGTGAGCAGCTTTTGCCCATCATCACTGCCGAACACACGCAGGTACAGGCGATCGACATCGTCCTTGTCTACCTGCTGTTTTTTTGCAATCTCAGGATCTGCAAGTTGCAGACCCTCCCATCCATCTGGATTCATCTTACATTCCTTCCGGTGGCGCTTCCTGTGGTGGCGCACCTTGCGCCTCTGCCTGTGCCTGGGCCTGCATCATAGCTGCGGCCTGCTCCATCATCTGCTGGCGCTCCTGCGGCGTTGTACGCAGGTCTGCGGGGATGCCCATCTTGTCTGCCACATAGTCAGGGATGTTGCCGGTCTTGACCGCCATCTGACCTTCGGGGCCGAGAGCAGAAGACATCTGCACCCACTGCATGATCTTCTCAATGTCGCCCATGCTCTGTGCCTGGGCAATCGGACTGATCGGCACCACCTTAACCTCAAGACCGTTGACCTTCAGCGGCATCTCAATCAAGCCGCGCTCATCCATGACGTACAGGATGCGCCCGATCATCGGCACCATTGTCTCAGCAATCAATCTGCCAAACGCACTGCCCAGGTTGCTGGCCAGCTCCTTCATGCGTTCTGCGATTTCTGTGGCTGACCTAGCCGACATATTGTCAGGCGGCAGTGTGTCGTCCAGCAGTATCTTCTTGATGTTCATGCGCAGGTCGTTGATCACGATCTGGCTCACATTGAAGTCACCGGAACGCGGCATCTGCCGCAGGCTCTCGCCCTGGGGGCCACCGTTGCGCGCCACAGGGATGATGGCACCAGGCGCAATGCGGATGGTCTGCGGGTTCAACACGCCGTCATCTGCCGCCGTGTAGACGCCGGCAATAGACAGGCTGGCGTTCTTCAGCAACAGCTCCAGCGTCTTGTTCAATGTCTTGATGTCGGGGATGGCTGTGACCAACGGCCCCCGCCCATAGACCTCGCCGGCCACCTTCATATAGCGCGCGACGATCCACGGCGATGTCTTCATGCGGCGCATCAGTAGCTGGCTTTTGCCGCCTGGCCAAATGACATGGTAGCAGAAGTCACCTTGGTCAACGTCATACAGCGTGGCCTCAAGCAGCTCGACCTCGTCTGTCGGCTTCTCTTCGATCATACGCTGCAAGCGGTCAGGCAACTCAGCATCAGACCAGTGCTGTGTGATGGCCTCGCCCTTCATCCGCATGCGGCGATAGACGTTGTCCACCTTGCCATATGCGCCCTCTTCGATGCTGACCAGGTACTGCGGCACAGATGTGAACCGGATGGGCGTCATGTCATCGCCATCCTGCACCAGCATGACGGCAGTGCCGACAGCAAGATCCAGCAGGAACTCACCCATAGCCAGGTCAAAGTTGGACTGGCGCAGAACCGAAAACATCTTTTCAGAGTAGATGTCGAGAGCTGCCTGCGCCTCAATGCGGCGGTCTTCTGGGATGTCAGCGCCTGGCTCTAGCCGGCACCAGTTAGCATAGGGCGGGAACAGGCCCGACTGGATGCGGTTGGCAAAACGCTGGACAGCATTGATGGCGGTACTGTCAAACACACGCGCCATCTTGTTCTGACCTGGCGCACCGCCACCCTCATAGTAGCCATCATACAGGTTGCGCTGTGGCAAACCGAACTCATAGCAGTCCTCATAGATCTGCCGCCAGTGATCCTTGCGACGCTGCGCGGCCTCATGCCGCTTCATAATTTGCTGGACACTATGCACTGGCCTGGTTCCTCTTGCTGATGTTCTTGGCCTTGCTCTTGGCGTCTGCCTTGGAGCTAGCGCCCCAAGCGCGCAGCGACAAGAGCAGGCGCGTAGGCTTGCCATCCTTGTATTCTGGCCCAGGCATACCGCCCATACGCGCCAGGAAACTTGCGCGACGCGGGTTGTCGCCCTTCTTTACAGGTGCCTTGAGATTCATGCCCTGCGCTTTGGCAGACGCCCTACCCTTGGCATTCAGGCCACCCGACGCAGACTTGCCTTCTTTGCGCTGCCAGGCGGGTGATCTAGCCATCCTTCTTGCCCTTCAGCAGATCCGCGTCAGCTTTACGCGCGCCGCCCTTACCACTGACAAAAGACTTCACGCGGCCCATCGCCCACTGATGAGCTGAGACCTTTGGGCGTGACCCCGCAGAATAATAGGCACCAAGCCCCCTACGGTAGACCTTGTTCAGCTTGTCCTGGCTAAACCTGCTGGCATTAGGGATGTTTGAAAAACTAGCCACGGCTGCGCTCCTCGCTGATCTTGTCCATCATTGCCGGCGTCAACAGACCGCGCTTATACAAGCGCCTGGTGCGCTTAATCTCAGCGCGGCGCTTGTCTGGATCTTTAGCGCCGGCAACGTACTTCTTCGGAATGCCAGACTTCTTGTCCTTCGGCACCTCGGCAAACTTACGCGCCATACGTTTTCTTCTTCGCCATCTTGGTCTTCATGCTGGCACCAGTCATGCGGCCACCAGTCTGGCGCGCATACTCTTTTGCCGCCTTCATGCCAGCCTTGCTATATGCGAAGTGGCGGCTCTTGCCGTCCTTAGATACTACCTTTGGCATGCTATGCTCCCAATGTGTCAGACGTAAACCTGTCGCCACTCAGCAGGGTGCGAGACCCCAGCCTACGCATACCGGCGAGGCGACGCCGCCGGTTCTCGGCTTCAATCTGTTGCGCCAGTGCAGAGCGGCGCACAACAGGTGGACCTGCCGGCGCTTCTGCTTCTGACTGTGATGCAGCC